CCTCAAAATTAACACTAACCCCAATTTCGTGAGGTAACATGGCCCGCAAGCAGCGCATTGATAGCAGCGCGGCTGCGGTTCGGATTGTCCAGGGCGCGGTCAAGCATATTGCCCCGCCCAGCCATGTTCCGCTTGACGATTGCGACTGGCCCTTCTGGGAAAACGTGGTGGCGGAGTTCGCCCGTTCGGAATGGACGGAGCATCAGCTTGAGATTGCCGCGATGCTAGCCCGCACTATGGCGAACATGGAGGCGGAACAGCGGCAGTTGCGGATCGAAGGCTTTATCGCGGTTCGGGAGAACGGCACCACGGTTGAGAATCCACGGGGCCGGGTGGTCAAGTCGCTGGCCGGGGACATTCTTTCCCTGCGCCGGTCTTTGGCCCTTCACGCCCGCGCGCGAAGCGGCGACAATCGGGACGCGGCCAAGCAGCGGGAAGCGGGGCGGTCGCTAGAAGCTGATCTTAGCGATGACTTGCTGGCAACGCCTAGTTTGCAATGACGCGGGGCGAGCGAGTTTGCGCATTCGTTGAAAAATACCTGAAGGTTCCAGAGGGCGCAAAGGTCGGGCAGCCGATCATCCTGGCGGACTTTCAACGCAAGTTTATTCTGGACGTTTATGACAACCCGGCAGGGACGCGGCGGGCCTATCTGGCTATTGCGCGAAAGAACGGGAAGTCGGCGCTGATTGCCTGCTTGCTGCTAGCTCATCTGGTCGGGCCGGAAGCGAAGTTGAATAGCCAGCTTGTCAGCGGCGCGCGGTCACGGGATCAAGCCTCTCTGGTCTTTCAACTGGCTAGCAAGATGGTTCAGCTTTCGCCGGAACTGTCAAAGCTGGTTCGCATTGTGCCATCGGGCAAGCGGCTAATCGGGCTGGCGATGAATACCGAGTTCCGGGCGCTAGCAGCGGACGGCACCACGGCGCACGGCCTTTCGCCGGTCTTGGCGATTCTGGACGAAGTTGGCCAGGTTAAAGGCCCACAAGACGATTTCATTGACGCGATCACCACGGCGCAGGGCGCGCACGACGACCCGCTACTGATTGCGATTTCAACCCAGGCCCCGACCGACGCGGGCCTGTTCTCTATTTGGCTAGATGATGCGGAGCGGTCTGCCGACCCTTCGATTGTCAGCCATGTTTATACGGCCCCGGAAGGGTGCGAACTGGACGACGAAGCAGCATGGCGCGCGGCCAACCCGGCGCTAGACCTGTTCCGCAGCCGCCGGGACGTTGAAGAACAATCGGCGCAAGCCAAGCGGATGCCCGCCGCTGAAAACACGTTTCGGGTGCTGACACTCAATCAGCGGGTCAACATGGTTTCGGCCTTTGTCTCGCCGGGGGTTTGGAAGCTCGGCAACGAGGCCCCCGGTGAACTGGACGGCATGGTTTACGGCGGGCTTGACCTGTCGGCCACGACCGACCTGACCGCGCTGGTGCTGACTTGCCGTAAGGGTGGGTTGGTTCATGTGGTGCCACACTTCTGGATGCCGCAGGATGGCGTTGCAGAGGCTACGCGGCGGGACCGTGCGCCCTATGACGTATGGGTCAAGCAGGGTTTCTTGCGGACCACACCGGGCAAAGTGATCGACTATGATTTCGTCGCGCGGGACATTGGGCAGATTTGCAGCGGGTTGAATGTCGGCAAGATCGGCTTTGACCGCTGGCGCATGGACCGAATGAAGGGCGCACTTGAGCGGCAAGGGGTTGAACTGCCGCTTGAGTCTTTCGGGCAAGGTTACGTTTCAATGTCCCCGGCGCTCGACTCGCTGGAGGCGGACTTACTGAACGGGATTGTTCGCCACGGCGGGCATCCGGTTTTGGCAATGTGTGCGGCTAACGCGGTGGCGGTCCCTGACCCTGCCGGAAACCGCAAGCTGGATAAATCAAAAGCAACGGGCCGAATCGACGGCATGGTTGCCCTGGCAATGGCAGAGGGGGTTGAAGCGATGAGCATTGAAACCCTGCCGATTTCGCCTTGGGATGACCCCGCATTTAGCCTGACGGGGGCCGCGTAATGGGTAAAATTGCGGACTTCTTCGGCTGGCCGCAGACGCCGGTTGAGGAACGTATCATCACCGCTGTGCCCGGCATTGAGCGTCCCGGTTTTGCATGGGCCACCGTTACCAATCTGAACGGCGTTGAATTGCCGATTGTCACGACCGACACCGCGCTAACTGTTCCGGCTGTGCTGGCGGCTGTGTCGTTCCTGTCTCGGTCGCTAGCCTCGCTGCCGCTTCACGCTTACCGCGCCGCGTCAACCGGCGCGGAAAAGATCAGCGGCGGGCTTGCCACCCTGATTCATGAAGCGCCTAACGCTGAATGGACCGCGTTCAAGCTCCGCCAGTATTTCTGGCAGCAAGTCTTTCTTGGCGGGCGCGGCCTGCTATGGATCGAACGCAGCGGTTCCAATATCATCGGCCTTTATCCGGTTGACCCGACGAAAGCCAAGATCAAGCGCGACGCCATGGGGCGGCTGTCCTATGAAATCGACGGCAAGATTTACCCTGCCGCCGATATCATTGATGTGCCGTTCATGCTCAAGTCTGACGGGCTGTCGCATTATAGCCCGCTGGTCCTTGGTGCTAAGGCGATCCAGCTTGCGCTGGCGATGAGCGATTATGGCGCAAAGTTCTTTGCCGGTGGCGGGGTTCCGCCGCTTGCTTTGACCGGGCCAATGCCTGCCGGACCTGAAGCCATGAAGCGGGCGCTGGCCGATGTGCAGCGGTCGATTGACGCGGCCAAGGGTAGCGAGAAGCCGCTGTTCCCGATTCCGCCGGGTTATGAACTGAAGCCGGTCGGGTTCGATCCTGACAAGGGCCAGATGACGGACGCGCGGCGTTTCTCGGTTGAGGAAATCGCCCGCATTTACGGCTTACCGCCGGTATTCCTGCAAGACCTAACGCACGGGACCTTTAGCAATACCGAGCAGCAGGATTTGCACTTGGTCAAGCATCTACTGAGCCAGTGGGCCGAGGCGCTTGAAGAGGAAATGAACCTCAAGCTTTTCGGCCAGCGCAACGGCAATCGCTACGTTGAACATAACATGGACGGGCTGCTTCGCGGGGACTTCAAGACCCGCATGGAAGGTCTGGCCCGCGCGGTGCAGACTTCGATCCTGACGCCGGACGAAGCCCGCTCACTTGAGAACCGCCCAGCCAAGGGTGGAAACGCAGACAAGCTATTCATGCAGGGCGCGACCATGCCGATTGACGCGCCGGAACCGGAGCCGATTGCGCCAGAGCCACCCGCTCCTGAGCCGGTTGAGCCTGACCCGGAAGGGGGAGAAGAAATTGATGGAACGTGAGACGCGCGCCGGGCTTCCTGTAGAAGTTCGCGCTGAAGGTGACGGCAAGATTGTCGTGGAAGGTTACGCGGCGGTCTTTGACCAGCCAACCGACATTGGCGGCGTCTTCACCGAAGTCGTGGCGCGCGGTGCATTCCGTTCGGCGCTTGACCGCAACGACGATGTTGAATTTCTAATCAATCATGGGGGCCTTCCCCTGGCGCGTTCGACCGCCGGGAACCTTACCATGAAAGAGGACGACCACGGCTTGCACATTCGGGCCGAACTGGACCCGTCTGACCCTGACGTTCAGCGGATTGTTCCCAAGATGCGCGGCAAGATGCTGGACCAGATGAGTTTCGCTTTTCAGGCGACCGGCCAGCGTTGGGACACCCCGGCAGACGGGCCGGACGTTCGCACGATTACCGATGTGGTCCTGTATGACGTTTCGATTGTGAACCGGGGCGCATACCCGACCACACAGATTGCTTTGCGCGACCGCGACAATGCGCGCCGCCAAGCCGAAGAAGAACGCCAGGATGCCGAACGCAAGGCGCATGACCAAGCGGGTTATCTGAAGCGCAAAGCCGATTCCGAGCAGCGTTTCCGCAAGCTCTAAACAGTTTCCCGGCGACCACCGGAGGCCAGCGCGAGGCTTGATCCGCGCAACGTAAGCCCGCCATCCCGGCGGGTTTTTTATGGGAATATCTCTATGTCTCTGACTGCCCTTCAGGAGCAGCGCGGTCGCCTTGTTACCCAGGCCCGTGAAGCCCTCGACGAAATCAAGACCAACACCGACGAAGCCCGCGCGGCTGAACTGGAAGCCCGCCATGACGCTATCATGGCTGACTTCGACAAGGTGGAAAAGAACATCGCCCGCGAAGAGCGTCTGGCCCAGGCTGAAGCCCGCGCCGAAGAACTGCGCGCTGCCAACCGCCCCAACATGGGCGCTGGCGAAGGTCGCGGCGTTGAAGAAGTTGCCAAGCCGGAATACCGCGAAGCCTTTATTGAACTGGCCCGCGCTGGCTTTGACGTTCAGGAAATCAGCCCGGAAGCCCGTGCGGTTATCAAGGCTGGCGTTTCGGAATTTCGTGCGCAGACCGCTGGCACTAACTCGGCGGGCGGCTTCACCGTCCCGACCGATCTTGCCGCCACCATCGACAAGACCCTGAAAATGTGGGGGCCGATGTATGACGAGGCTATCTGCACCGTTCTGAATACCGCATCGGGCAACCCGATCGACTTCCCGAAGGTTGACGATACCGCCGTTGCGGTTGCGCAGCACACCGAAGCCGGGGCCATGACGGATGACGGCGGCGTTGACGCTACCTTTGCCAAGATGACGCTGAACGCCTTTGCCTATGACACTGAGTGGGTCCAGATTTCGATGGAACTGCTTCAGGATTCGGCGGTCAATGTCGAAACGTTCATCGGTGAACTGCTTGGCGAACGTCTCGCCCGCCGCGTCAATACCGAACTGACTACGGGTGACGGCACCGGCGATCCGAACGGCATTGTTACCGCTTCGGCGCTCGGCAAGACTGCCGCTGGCGCTGCGGCGATCACCGGGGACGAACTCATTGACCTGCTGCACTCGGTCGATCCGGCTTACCGTATGTCGCCCAAGGCCCGGTTCATGTTCAACGACTCGACGCTGGCGGTTATCCGCAAGCTGAAGGACGGTCAGAACAACTACCTGTGGCAGATGGGTGACGTTCGCGTCGGCGCTCCGGGGACGCTGCTTGGCCAGCCCTACAGCATCAACCAGGCGATGGCTAACGTCGCGACCGGCAACAAGTCGGTTCTGTTTGGCGACTTCAGCAAGTATTACGTCCGCAAGGTCGGCGCTCCGGTGATCGGCGTTCGCCGTGAATACTACTGGCCGAACATCGGTCTTGCTGGTGTGGTCCGCCTTGACGGCGATCTGATCCAGACCGGCGCTGTAAAGCACCTGATCCAGGCCTAACGGATGCGGGCGGGGGAGCAATCTCCCGCCCTATTCCTGCACGGGGACGCACAATGAAAATCAAGATGACAGCCAGCTTTGTCGGCCCTGAATATTCGCTTGAGGCTGGCGAAATTACTGAACGCTTCAGCAACGCAGAGGCAATCCGCTTTATCGAAGCGGGCTTCGCCGTGCCGGTGGCCGAGGCGAAGAAAGAAACTGCCGCGCGCAAGCCGGTGCTTGAAAAGCGGGGGGCTGAATAATGGCCGTTACCTATTCCACTGCTGTTAAAACCGCGCGCATGGGCGCCGTAATCACGCAGATCGACGCGGGCGCAGGCCCTGGAACGCTTGAAATTGGAACGACCGGCTTTGGCTCGGTGCTGGCTATCCTAACCCTGGCCGACCCGTCTGGCACGGCTTCGGCTGGCGTCCTGACCTTCGACTTTGACCCTGACATTTCGGACACTAGCGCCAATGCAACCGGGACTGCGGCAGAAGCGCGGATTAAGGATAGTGACGGCACGGTGGTTATTTCCGGCCTGACCGTCAGCACTTCCGGCGCGGACATTAACCTCGATAGCGTTTCGATCACGGCGGGGCAGACTGTCACGCTGACGACCGGCACGATCACTCACGCCTAATGCTCCTCCCCTCCGGCCTTTCTGGTTACGCCTTCACCTATGACAACTGGGGGGCCAATGCTTCGCAGACGATGGGCACTTCAGTTGTTCCGGGCGCGTCAAACGTTGAAGGCGCATGGACGCAGGTTGCCAGCAGTGCCAACATTGCGCACGACTGCTATTGGATTTTAGTTTTAGTCAACGGGGGCGCCACGGCGTCCAACGCCAAAAACCACCTACTTGACATAGGGGTCGATCCAGCGGGCGGCACCAGTTATTCCGCCATAATTTCTAATGCGGTTTGTGGTTCATCCCTTTCAGCTGGCAATGGGGGGAGTAAACTTTTCCTGTTCCCGTTCTTTATCAAAGCCGGGTCCAGCGTTGCGGTTCGCGTTCAAGGCAGCAACGCCACGGCGGGCACGGTTCGCGTTATGGTGCGGTTTTTTGGGCAACCTACCAATCCGGAGAACGTGCCAGTCGGGGCAATTAGCCAGACCTTCGGCACGATTACGAATAGCAACGGCTCTGGCTTCACACCCGGAAACTCTGCTTTTGGTTCGTGGGTTAGCTTGGGGACGACCACGACCGCCCTTTGGTGGTGGCAGTTGGGGGTCCAGATCGATAATGGCGGCATGTCCGCACACCAAACTTACATTGAAGTTGCTGTAGGCGATGAAACCAACAAGAAGATTATTTCACGGGCGGTTTCAGGCTCTACGACCAACGAAACCATCTATGATACCGTCGCATCAAACGGGGTGTTTCCGCAAGCTTACTGGCCTGTTCCGGCAGGTTCGGAAATCTGGATACGCGGGAACAATGGCGGCGCGCCGGTAACGGGCTATAACGCAACTGTGATCGGGATCGGGGGCTAACATGGCGATTACCGAACTAATCACCGGCACCGAAGCAATCTCAACGACCGAATGGAGCCTTGCGACCGATACCAGCTACGATACCGGGGACGCGCAGACCACTGACGGCGTGTTCCAGGTCTGGCTTGACCTCTCTGACATGATCGCGGGCGACCAGCTACAGATACGAATTTATGAGAAGGTGCGCAGCGCGGACACCCAGCGGATTGCCTATGAAGCAATTCTGACGGGCGCACAGTCCAGCCCGATTTGGGTTAGCCCCTCGCTTGTCCTTATGAACGGTTGGGACGTTACCTGTGACGCCCTGGCCGGAACTATTACGGTGCTTTGGTCTATCCGGCAGGTGGCATAAATGAGTTGGCTGTTTCAGCCGCTACAGGCTGCGGCACAGCAACTCTCGACTCCTCCTGCCACGGCAACCGGAACTCTGGCGGCAAATGAGGCGGGAAGCGATACCGCAAGCCTGGCGGGCATTGTTGCCGATCCCGCAATAATCGGAAGTCTTGCGGCAACAGAAACCGGCGCAGATGGCGCAAGCCTTAGCGGGCTTGTCCTGATTGACGGGGCGCTGACCGCCACAGAAGCCGGGGCGGATACCGCATCGCTGGCCGGTGCCGTATTGATCGACGGCACTCTAGCCGCCGTTGAAACTGGAGCCGATACCGCCGCGATTGTCGGCGTTGTGATAGTCCAAGGCGGATTGGCGGTAAGTGAGACGGCGGGCGATGTCGCCAGCTTATCGGGTGACGTTTTAGTCCAAGGCGCGTTTGCGCTAACTGAAACCGGCGCGGACACCGCCAGTTTTGTCGGTTCGGGGGCAAGCCCGCCCGTCACAGGCTCTCTGGCTGTAAATGAAACCGGCGCGGACGTTGCCGGTCTTTCTGGATTTGTCCCGATTGTGGGGGCGCTTTCGGTTACTGAGGCCGGGGCGGATACCGCGTCAATTGCCGGTGCCGTATTTGTAAGCGGTGCGCTTTCCAGTTTGGAAAGTGGCGCGGATAGTGCCGCATTTGCCGGGAATGTTCCGATAACCGGCGCACTAGCCGCAAATGATAATGCCGACACGGCGGGCTTTACTGGCCTAGTTTTAATTCAAGGCGGGCTGTCCGCAACCGAGTCCGGGCAGGACACCGCCAGTCTTAGCGGCGGAATGCCGGTTGTTTCTGGTTTGTTGAATGCGGTTGAGGCCGGAAATGACGCGGCTTCAATTGCTGGCGTCTTGCCCGCAACCGGAAGTCTCGCCGCTACGGACGGAGAGGACACCGCCGGGTTTGCCGGACTTGTTCTTATCCAGGGCGGTCTTTCCGGCGTTGAGGCCGGACAAGACGCGGCAAGCATCGGCGTCCCGATCCCGCGCAGCACCGCGAGGCATTCGGATAACCGGGGCGGCAACCGACCGGATGCAACTTCACTGGCCCGCTTTGCCGCTGTCACAAGCACAAGGCCGGGGCAGGGATCAAGCGTCCGCCGCGCTAACGTTTCAAGGGGGGCTAGATGAGCATTCGCCTGATTACTGCCCCGGCAAGTTATCCGGTGTCGCTGGCAGAGGCTAAAACGCATTGCCGAATTGACGGGACCGATGAGGATGCGTTGGTTGATGGGCTAATTGCCGCCGCGACCAGCCACGTTGAACTCTATACCGGGCGCGCGATTGTCTCGCAGACCTGGGAAGCCGTTTACGATAGCTTCAGCGATGCAATGGTCCTGCCAAAAGGCCCGGTTACTGCGATAACGTATGTGACTTATATCGACACTGCCGGGGCCGAACAGACCGTTTCAAGCGTTAACTATAGCCTGGACGATGCCAGCGACCCGCAATGGGTTGTCAGGGCAACTAACTACACATGGCCGGAAGTATCTGAGGGCGTCAATAATGTCGTGATCCGCTTCGTTGCGGGTTACACAACCGTTCCCGCGCCGTTCAAGCAAGCAATCCTGCTGCTGGTTGGTCAATGGTATGACAACCGATCCGCAGCGACCGACAAGCCCCTAATCGCAATGCCTAACGCGGTTGAGGCCCTTCTTACCAACTATCGCAGCTTTGCTTTCTAGGAGTTTGATTTATGGCTGACCTTTCTATCACTGCCGCTAGCGTTATCGCCGGTTCGGGCGCAAAGATTGTCCACGGCACTGCCGGTGCCTCGATCACGGCGGGCCAGGTGCTTTACCTCGATAGCGCCGCCGGGACTTACAAGCTTGCCGACACTGACAGCGCGACCGCTGCGGTTCGTTCGCCTGCCGGGATCGCGCTTCATGCCGCATCATCGGGCCAGCCCATTGCCGTTCTGACCTCTGGCCCCATCACCATCGGCGCAACCGTGGCCGTGGGCGATGTTTACTACCTGTCCGGCACTGCGGGCGGGCTTGCTCCGGTTGCAGACGTTGCGGCGGGTGACTACCCCTGCATTATCGGCATCTGCACTTCTACCAGCGTTCTGAACGTCAACATTCAAGAAGCTGGCGCGGTTAAGGTCTGATGGAAGCGGGCAAGTTGGATCGGCGGGTTGGGATATACCGCGCCGGTCCATCTACTGATGACGGTTACACCACGCTTCCGGGCGAGATGGCTATTGCCGGGACGCGGTGGGCGCGTGTTGTGCCTATGACGAGCCGGGAAGTAATCGAAGCGGCTGGCAAGGACGGCCAGCGGGTTACGCGGTTTCATTTCCGCTGGGATGCTCTGACTTCGACCCTGACGGAAACCGACGAACTAGAACATGACGGCGAACGCTACGCAATCACCGGCCCGCTGATTGAACTAGGGCGCAGGGATGGGGTGGAAGTCATGGCTTCCACAATCGGCGCACTGTGAAACGCGGCTTTAGCGGCGGCAAAGAACTAGAGCAGTCGCTAAAGGAATTGGGCAAGCGTTCGACCATGCGCCGAACCGCCGACCGGGCGCTAAGGAAAGCGGCTGAGCCTATCCGCGACCGCTGGGCCGAACTGGTCCCGGTCGATCAGGGCGACCTAAAGCGGTCAATCCAGATCGGCAAGGCGGTCAAGACTTTTCAAAAAAATGCCAACCAGGGCCAAACGGTTTCGGTCTTTATCGGCGTTGACGAAAGCCAAGACCGCCGGTTGCATATCTATGCGCCCGAAAGCGAATTTGGCAGTCAGCGCCAAAAAGCGCAACCGGCAGGACGGCCCGCGTTTGAAGAAAAGCGCGACGAAGCCGTTGAACGGCTGTCCGAAGATTTGCGGCTTGAGATTATGAAAACGGCACAGCGCGCGGCCCGCAAGGCAGCAAAAGCGGGGGCATGATGGAAACAGCATTGCGCGCCCGTCTCCTCGCTGATGCGGGGGTTTCGGCGCTGGCCGGAACGCGGATTGATTGGGGCGTAAGGCCGCAAGGCACGACTGCGCCCTGTATTGTTCTGACCGTAGTGGCGGACAGCCGTTCGCAGCACATGGCGGGCTTTGACGGCTTCCGTTCCACGCGGGTTCAAATCGACTGCTACGCGCTCAAGAAAGCTCAATCGGTAGCACTGCGCGAAGCCGTAATCACGGCGCTGATTGGCGAGGCCACGCAATCGGGCGTCACCTTCCTGCGCGCCTTTTTGAATACCGTCTTGGATCGGGGCGAACAGACGGAAACCGGCTTTATTCACCGGGAACTAATCGACCTCAACCTTTGGCATGATGGATAGGATTTTCACAAATGACTAGTGCAAGAATTGGCTACGGCGCAGAATTTTGGCTGGACAACGCTGGCGGCGTCCTGACCGAACTGGACGAAGTTCTTTCGGTAACGCCGCCTAACCCGCAGATCGCGGACGTTGAAGCAACGCATATGGCTTCGCCCAATCGCCGCCGCGAATATATCGCTGGGCTGATTGAGGACGGCGAAGGCACGTTTGAATTTAACTATGTCGCTGGCGGCGCAACTGACCTGCTTATCCAGGCCGCGCTGAATGACGGCGTGACTCGTTCGTATAAGATCGTTCTGCCCGATGGCGCGACCGGCTGGGAAATCACCGGGGACTGCATCGTGAAGGGCTGGGAGCGTAACGTTCCGATTGACGACCGCATGACCGCTACGCTGACGGTTCGCTTTACCGGCGCTTCGGTTGAAGCCTAATGGTCGCTCCTATTGATGCCAAGGTAACGTTCGAGGTGGAGGGTGAGCCGATCACTCTCCGCCTCAACTTCCGTTCGATTTCCTTGGCGGAACAGCACGGCATTAACCTGCTTGCCTTTGACGGCGAAGGGTTAACCCCGGCGCGTTCGGCAACGCTGGTAAAATGCCTTGCCGCGCAGGAGCATCCCGACTTTACCGAGGACCACACCTTGGCGATTGTCGCCCGCGCCCCTGCGGCATTGGCGACCGCATTGATTGACCTGTTCACCAGCTACGGCGGCAAGGCTGAACCGGGAAACGTGCAGACGGCGGAGACCCTAGCGACCTAACCATAGATGACTTCTACGTCATGTGGGTGCAGGCCGGGTTTTCGCCTGACGACTTCTGGCAGCAAACGCCCCGCCATTACCAAATGGCGATGCAGGGCGTTCGCAAAAGGCTGGAAAACGAAAGCCAGGATCAAACCCGGCTAGCATGGGAAACGGCGGCATTCGTTGCCGCTGCGCAATCCGGTAAGCTGAAGCCCCTTCGGCACTACCTTTCCCCCAAGAAGAAAGCGCAAGCCCCGCGCGAAATGCTGGCCGCGTTGCTGGCATATCAAAGCGGCGGCGCGCCGATGACTATCCGCAAGATCGAAAGGAAATAGCATGGCAACCGTGTTAGGTTCGTTGCTGGTTTCGCTCGGTCTTGAAAGCGCAGAATTTGACCGGGGGCTTGATAAGGCCCGCCGGGGGATGAAGCGCGCCGGTAAGGATTTTAACACCGAATCTGACCGGATGTATAAGGCCGGTCAAAAGGTCGGCATCGGCCTAAAGACTATTGGCACGGCGGCGGTTGCAGCGGGCTTTGCCGTTCTTGCAAACGCCATGCAAAACGCGGTGCAGGGCAGTCTCGATTTTGCCTCTAGTCTTGGCGAGACGGCGCAGCAGCTTGGCGTAACTACGGACGCGCTGCAAGAATACCGCTACGCCGCAACGCAGGCCGGTCTTTCCCAAGAGGAAATGGACAAGGCCCTTGCCAAGCTAACCCGCACGATTGGCGAGGCGGCTAACGGCAGCAAAAAGCAGGTTGAGGCTTTCAACTCGCTGGGCATCGCGGTTAAAGATGCCAACGGCAATGTCCTGAACGCGGCTGACGCGATCCCCAAGATTGCGGACGCGCTAAAGGGCGTTGAAAACCCGGCGCAACGCGCGGCGATCCTAACTGATATGTTCGGCAAGGCTGGGCAAAAGCTTGAACCGTTGCTTTCCGGCGGTTCGGCGGCGGTCAACGAACTGCGTTCAGCGGCGCACAAGCTGGGCGCGGTTCTTTCTGAAGATCAAATCCAGCGCGCGGACGAAACCGCCGATAAACTGGCCGCGCTCAATACGGTGCTGAAGGCCCGTGTTGCCGGTGTGGTGGCTGATAATGCCGATGCGATCCTTGGGCTGGCGAATGCGTTTGTCTCGCTGATTAATGTCATTGGCCGCGCCGCTGCTGCGCTAAGGCAATTCAACCTTAAGCGGCAGGAAATCCAGGGCGATGTAAACGCCGCTATTTTCGGAATTTCGCCGTTCGCAGGTGACCAGAAGAAAGCCGCTGGTTATCGCCGCAACGCTAATCTGTCGCGCGAAAAGCAGGCAGATGAATTGCTCCGCAGCAAGGGCCTAACCATCGCGGAAATCATGCCCAGCAAGAGCAAGCCGCTGGGCGCTGGTTTTGCCGAAGGATTTGGCGGCGGTGGTGGTGGCGGTCGATCCGGCGGCGGTGGTGGTGGCGGTCGATCCGGTGGCGGTGGTGGTAAGTCGGCGGCTGACATTGCGCGCGAGGCGGCGCAGAATGCGGCCCGGTTCAATGCCGAACTAGGCGATCTTTACGTAAGCCAACTGGACGCGGAAGCCGAATACACCGGCAACATAAAGAACGCGTATGACGCCAAGATTGCGGCGCTAGACGTTGAACTCGCCTCCTTTAAGGAGAGCGCGGCGCTCGATGAAGGCTTGACCGATACGCGGCGGCAAATCCTGATTGATGCTAAGACCGAACTTGTTGACCAGCAAAAAAAGAACGTTGAACAGGAATACGGTCGCGACCTCGCAAACAAGTCTTTCGAGATTACGCGCGGCAGTCTGCAAATCCAGATTGAGGACGCGCAGCTTCGCGCCGAACTGGCTGACAACAGCGCAGATCGGCGGGACGCTGAACTTGCTATTTTGGCCCTGCAAGACCGGCTACGGATTGCCGAACTAGACCGCATTCTTGCGGTAGAGGCTGCGGCTTCGGCAGCATGGCAGAACGCCAAGCTTGAGAAAGAGGCGGTCCAGCGCACGGCAGGCCAGCGGCAAGCGGCAGTCAGTCAAGGCACAATGGGGCCAGGTGAGGCATATGCCCGCGAAATCAATCTATCCGCTGGGGCGCTGAATGACGCGATCGCCGGGATCAAGGTTGACGGGCTGAAGGCGCTAGAGGACGGGCTGGTTGACGCGATTGTCAACTTCAAGTCACTGGCCGATGTTGCCAAGAATGTTGTCGGGCAGGTTCTTTCGGAACTGCTGCGGCTGCAAATTCAGCAAGCGATTATCAAGCCGCTGGCTGGGGCTTTGGGCATTCCGGGCTTTGCCGAGGGCACTAACTTTGCCCCTGGCGGCCTTGCTATCGTCGGGGAGCGCGGGCCGGAACTGGTCAACCTCAAGCGCGGGTCGCAGGTCATTCCCAACCATGAACTAAAGGGCATGGGGCGGCAGCAATCGCATAACCCCACCTTTGTATTCCCCGGAATTACAAACGCCCGTGAGGCCCGCGAAACAGGCGCGCAAGCCGCCCGCCGCTATCGCCGCGAACTTAATCCGATGAGGGATGCGTAATGGCGCACATTAACTCGACCCTTCCCGAACAGATCGAACTAGGCGCGGTTCGCCGTGAACGCTGGGGCACTGAAATCGTCACAACGGACGGCGGGCATGAGGTTAGAAATAACCGCTGGGCAACCCCCCTGCGCACCTATGACGTAAGCTTCCCGCCCGCCGTGCGAACTGATCCGGTCTATCTGGCCGTGATTGAACTTTACGCCGAGGCCGAAGGTAGCTTGCACAGTTTCGACTTTACCGACTGGACCGACGAAACCGGCGGAACGGTGGTCAAGGTTCGCTTTGACACCCCGCTGGAAATTGTCGGGCTGGCAACGCACCTGGACCAAATCGAAAACATGACGCTGGTTGAGGTGCGCCAGTGAGGACGCTTGCCAATGGCATGAAGGGGCATCTTGCCCTTGATGCGCAAAAGCGGTGTATGATGATCCGGCTTGACCTTGCGGACGGCACGGTTCTTGCTGTGACCGATCACGACAACGATATTTCCTTCGACCTTGGGGACGGCGCGGCCACTTATTCGGCAGGCACCGGGATCATGCCCTCAGACCTCGAACTGGCAACGGGGCTGTCCGGTTCTGATATAGAAATCACCGGGCCGATCGGCGATGACGTTTCCCGCATTGGTGTGATCGGCGGTCGTTATACCGATGCGCGGGCGCGGGTCTTTCAAGTTAACTGGAGCGACCTCGCTAACGGGGCTATCGCGCTACTGTCAGGCTTTGTCACGAAAGCCGATGTCTCAGGCGGTCAATTCAGTTTCACCATTTCCAGCGATGCCGCCAAGTATGGGCAGAGCATTGGCCGGGTTATCAGTGCGTATTGCGATGCCGACTTTGGCGATGCGCGCTGCGGCCTTGTCATTGCCCCGCTGGCGGCAACGGTAACAGCGGTAACGGATGAACGCGCTTTTACGGTTTCGTTCTCCGGAACCTATGCTGATGACTATTTCAACAAAGGCACGGTTTCGTTTGTGACCGGCGCGCTGGCAGGCATTCGTCCGGTTGAGGTTTTCGATTGGACCGCCGCCGGGGTGGTGACGCTCTGGACCGCGCTGCCCGAAGCCCCGCAAGTGGGCGACACTTTGGAAATTAGCCAAGGCTGCGGCAAGACCCGCGCGGATTGTCTGGCGTTTGACAATGTAATCAATTTTCGCGGGTTCCCTGATGTTCCTGGCACAGACCAAGTGCTGCGCTATCCGAATCCGGGCGGCTGATGGTCGGGGCCTTGATCGCGGCGGAAGCCGAAGAATGGGTGGGAACGCCGTTCCACTGGCAAGCCAGTGCCAAAGGCCGGGGCTGTGACTGCAAGGGCCTGATTGCTGGGGTCGCCCGCGCTGTTGGGCGGGCTGAAGCCGATAGCGTCGAAGCGATTGCAGCGGACTACGGAAAGTTCGTCCCGGTCCCGCGCTTGAAGGCAGGGCTTGCAAGGTTGTTCGACCGGGTGGCCGAACGTCAACCGGGCGATGTGCTGCTTTTGCGAATGGGCGGAGTGGCGCAGCACTTGGCGATTTACGCGCCCACTGAGACGCAGCCCGACCGCATTATTGAGGCGATGCCGACCGGACCCGGCAAGGTCCGGCCCGGACGCGCGACCGCCGTGAGAATTGATAGCGTTTGGCGCTGGAGGACCACCCATGCCGATTCCTAAAGTGGTCGTCACGGCGGCGCTCATGGCCGCGAACGTGGCTATGTCAATGTCGCGGACTATCGAAGGCCCGCGCCTCGACGATACCAAAATCACGACCGGAGATTATGGAAGCCCGCTCAATAACCTGTGGGGCCTGCGGCGGCTTATCCCGGCGATCTTCTTCGCGGAGGATTTGCGCGAGGTAAAGCAGCAGCGCAAGACCAAGGGCGGCAAGTTTAACGACTATACCTATTATGGAACGTGGGCGGTTGCCGTTGCGGGCCATGAGATTGCGGCAATCCGGCGCATCTGGTTTGATACGCACTTGGTCTTTGACCTTTCCGGCGCTGGCCCGGTGACGCCGTTTGATTTTGGCGGGGAGGCCGGAAACAGCAAGAGCGGGGGCGCGGGTGCGGCATTCTCAACCGAAAATATCGCAATCTACCTTGGCACGGAAACGCAAGAGCCGGACCCGCGCATTCTGGCGACCACTGAAGAACGCAACGGGGAGGGGACTTGCCCCGCTTATCGCGGCACTGCTTACATTGTATTCAAAGACGTTCCGCTTGAGAAGCTGGGCAACCGCATCCCCCAGGTGTCGGTTGAGGCCGTTTCGGCTCCCGATGCGCTGTTCCCGGTCGAAACGATTGACACCAACATTGACGCGCCGTTTCGCTTACGCAACATCGCCTATACAAACGATTATTCGCGCTTCATGTGGACTAGCACGGCAAGCGAATATGAGATTTTTGACGTTGCCGCCCGCGCCTCGATGATCTCCGGCCCCGCGCCGGACCTTGACGACCAGCATTCCGGCTTGGGTATGTATGCCGATGGCAGTTGGCTGGCTTGCACTGAAAGCTTTTCCGATGTGCGGCTGTTGCAGTTTGATCCTGACGGCACCGGCTCGACCGAGATTATTGACTTCGGCGCGCTGCCGGAGCGCCAGGATGACGTTTGGGTTTTGACGGATGGCAACGGGGTGGAGCATTGGCTTTCGCGCCCCTACCTGACCTTCACGCCGTTCTTTGTTGACGGGGTAGAGTTCAACCTTTCGACCATCACCGGAATTGCCAACCTACAGCCAAAGGGCTATTTTGTTGACCTGTTTGGCGACATATGGGCCTTTGCAAGCCGCGCTGTCAGCAACCAGACCACGGCCTATTTTTATCGCGTGATTGATTGCGGCCAGCGCGGCGGTCCTAGTTTTGTGACCGTGACCGGGCTTGCCAACCGGACTAGCGGAACGGATGAATTTGACCACGATTACGCCGGGGTCACGCATTATCAGGACACCGCCCTTGACCAGTTCGTATTCTATTGGGCGGGGAACCTTTACGCTGTCGATGCGACAACCGGCGCGATCAATGCTAGCCAGACCTCGCTTTCTATCAATGAAGAAACCATCGGCAAAAACCTGCGCTGGTGTCCGCTAGGTTCGGGGACTGTGTGGATTTACGCCAGCAATGCGGTTGAAGTCTCGCTGAAAGACCTCTCGGTTGTTCGCAGCTACAGCCTTGGCATTTCCGGCCCTTGGGGTGACGTTAGCAACGATAGCGACAGCGGCGTTCTGTATTGCCCTACGCTCCACGCCCTGATTGCACCCCATGCCTCGCTAGATAAAATCCAGTTTCTTTATCTGGACCGGGTTGGCAGCGCGACCGTTACGCTTGGCAGCATTGTTGCAGACGTATCGGATCGGGTCGGGATAACCGAATATGACTTTACCGATCTAGATCAGGAAGTCATCGGCTGGTCGGCCACCAACGGCCCCGCCAGCAACATGATTGAACCGCTGCTCGATGCCTATGACAGCGACATTCGCCCGCATGACTTTGCCATTGAGGGAATCAAGCGGACAGGCGTTACCACCGGTTCAACGCTGCTAACCGAGCGGTTTGTTGAAGGCCAACCGCGCTATTCTGTCCGGCTCCAAGAAGCCCCGGAACTGCCGCGCGCGTTGACGTTCAACTTTGCCGACATTGATGCCGACCAGCAACCGAACAACGCCCGCGCTGACCGCCCGCTTGACGCAACGGGGTCACGCTCGGAACAGACGATTGACCTTGCAACGCTTGCCTTGGGCAAGGACGAGGCGCGCGGGCTGGCGGAGCGTTATTTCCGCCGCGTGTGGAATCAGCGGGTTCAGGTTACGAATGCCCTGACGGCGCAGGAATTGGCGCTAGAACCGGGTGACGTTCGCACATTGAGCCTTGACGGCGAAACCCTGACCGCCCGCCTTGTGCGGCTGAAGATCGGCGCAAACGAAACGCTGGAATGTGAATGGCGTTACGATCATCCCAGCCTTGCGCTTTTGAGCGGCGCAAACGGGGCCGGATTTGATGGCCGCAACCCGGCGGTTATCGTTGTCCCGCTAACCAGCAAGGGCTTTGCGCTCGATATTCCGTTGCTGGCCGATGGCGACAATTCGGTTAATCCCGTCATGTATTTTGCCGCCGCGCCGTATGCTGCCGGGACTTGGCCGGGGGCAACATTCTATCAGCAGACCGGCGGCGAATATACGGATGAAGCAGCCTCGATTCCTTCAAGTTCAATCGCAAATTGGGGCTATGCGACTGACGTTCTAGCCGATGCCAACCCGAACCTTTGGGACCGGGGCGGCAGTGTCAATGTGCTTTTGCAATACGGCACCCTGACCGGATGCACGGAGGCGGACATTAACGCGCGCCCGACCTTGAACCTTGCGCTGCTTGGTGACGAAATAGTCAACTTTACCACGGCCACGCTAGAGGGGGACGGCAGCTATACGCTGTCGGGCTTCAAGCGCGGGCGGCGCGGGACGGAATGGGCAACCGGCACCCATGCGGTGCGCGATGTATTCTTGCTGCTCGATACTGCCGAGCCTGACGACCTAGGGTTATCTGACGTTTCGACCAATCTTAGCTTCAAGGCCGTAACGCAGGGCCGGACGGCAACCAGCGCATTCCCCATTGCCGTTGCACCCTTTACCGGGGCCAGCCTTAAGCCCTACGCGCCGTGCCAATTGCGCGAGGTCCGCGATAGTGGTTCGGGTGACTGGGCATTGTCATGGACCCGCCGCACCCGTGTTGGCGGGGCATGGACCGGCGGCAGTGCAATCCCGCTGTCTGAAGCTTCAGAAGAATATGAAGTTGAGATTATGAACGGCGGAACCGTTGTCCGCACCGTTACCGGGCTGACCAGCCCTTCCTACACCTATTCGAGCGCAAACCAGACCACGGACTTCGGCGCACCGCAGACCAGCCTTTCCTGGCGGGTCTATCAGGTTTCGGACGCCGTTGGCCGGGGCTTTGTCGCTTCCGCCTGACCCTAGGAGCATTGTTGAATGAGTAACACTCCGCGCATCGGAGCGCCCGAACTTGTGCTCTCGCAAGCCGCGCCCGAAACTACTGTCAACGAACAGGTGCGCTATACCGAGCAAGGGGCGGGCGCGTTCATTGTCAAGGATAAGGACTTGGCAACCCCGCCCGGTTCGCCAGCCGATGGGGACGCTTACATCGTTGCGGCGGCGGCAACCGGGGCATGGTCGGGGCAGTCTACCAAGATTGCGTTTTATCTTTCTAGCGCATGGGCCTTTATTGCGCCAATCGAAGGCACCAAGGCTTACGTTCAAGATGAAAATGCGGACTATCAATTTGACGGCGCGGCATGGGCTGCGACAAGCAGCGGGTCGCCAATCCTGCAAGGCGTCCACACTATCCCTATTATGGCCGCTGCCATGACCGCCCGCACCACTTCAGGGGCTACGGCGGGAACTGCGGAAACCACGACCAACAAGGTAATGACCCGCACCTTGGATTTTGACGCGGCGAATATTGAATATTCGCAAATTATGATCCCCATGCCCAAGAGTTGGAATGAAGGCACGGTTACGGTCCAGTTTATCTGGACTGCTGGCGCAACTGGCGATGTGGTTTGGGCTTGCCAGGGCGTTGCGTTAAGTGACGATGACGCGCTTGATACTGCATTTGGCACCGCCCAATCCGTGACTGATAGCGTGACGGCGGCGGGCGACTTGATGCAGAGCGCCTTTACAAGCGCGATCACGATTGCTGGGACGCCTGCGGCTGAGGATACGATTGTCTTGCAGTTCTACCGGGACGCAAGCAACGGCAGCGATACTTTGGCCGCAGATGCAAAGCTGATCGGCGTTCGCATCAAATACACTATCGCGGCAGGGGATGACTCCTAATGCTCGCGCTGCCCCATGTTAGCTATGCAGGCATCCCCCTAACAACGCCCGGTGGCGGCGGCTCAAGCGTTCTTTACCGCGCGCTTGGCGGGCTATTCGATGCCAACTCAAGCGATGCCCGGAGCGCAAACCAGGTCCGCCTGGTGGATTTCACCACGCCTAGCGGTGGCACTAGCACAATTCGCCGGGTGTTTTACGCCAACACCGCCGCAGATAGCGGGAAACGAATTAGGGCCGTGATTACGGACACTAGCGGTGTTGTTCTGGGCTATTCGGGCGATGTCACATTGACAAGCGACCGGCTGACAGAACTGGCGCTGGTAAGCCCAATAGAAAACTTGCCCGCGTCAACCGGCTACCGGGTTGGCATAAATTACGAAAGCGCATCAACACAGCGGGTTTCTTCTGTAGGTAGCGCATTTTCCGCAACGGCAACATTTAGCTCGGCACTGCCGGGAACCTTGACGCTTTCCGCCTCGTCAAACCCGATCAATTGTTGGGCGCTTTGCGAACAGGCGGGAACGGTAACGGGAAGCGATTTCATTGCCGAAAGTGGAGACGGACGCGCGGCGGCGCGCAGCTTTATGGACGTAAATGTTCCTAATGATTATGCTGTTGGCGACATTGCCCTTTTGCTGATGTTTGCCGGTTTTACCTCAGGGGGCGCAGGCGCAACGATTCCAACGCCTTCGGGGTGGACGCTGGTTTCGGATTCAACCTATGCCGGGCACCGGAGCCTTTTGTTTGCGCGCCGCCTAGACGGGACTGAAAGCCCCGTAATTTACATGAGCCAATCGGGCGGCTCAATTGACCGAATGTTTCTTAAAACGGCGATATTCCGTGGAATGGTCGCCAGCGGCTCTTATTACGAAGCGTTTGCAGGTAATTCCGGCGGCAGCAATACCGCGCCGACCGGGAATGCTATTACCACGCTAGGCGACAACCGCTTGCTGGTCGATACCTTCCACGCATCGAATGACAGCACCCTGACGCCTGATTCGGGTTGGGCCAAGGCAGTCGAAGAACTTACTTTGTCGGGTAGCGATGCGGCGCTTGCCATCACAACCAAGGATGCCCCGACCGCAGGAAGTCAAAGCGCGCAATCCGGCACCTATGATGTTGCGGCCAACTGGCGCGTCAATTCCTTGGCGCTAATCCGCGCATAACTCCGGAGATTGATAATGAGCAAAAACGCAAATCGGCTTGCGCTAATGCTGGCTGCGCTAGGCAAGCGCGAGGCTAAAGCCCTTGCGCTAAAGGACCGCAAGGTTGCGCTAACCCGACTTGCGGAAATTGCCCGCGTTCGCTGCGCCGTCCTACTGGGGATCATGCTGCACAACAAGGAAAGGCTTGGCCTCTCCGATCAAACAATGTCCTTGATTCTACCGCAGAAGGAGGCGGCAGAATGAACGACCATGACATTTGGAAGCACATTCCGGAAGGTTTCAAACACCTTCTGGACGCGCTTTCTATTGGAACAATGCTGGGGACGCTATTCCAGATGCTACCGAATATCGCCGCCCTGCTGACAATAGTCTGGACCTGCATTCGGATCGCCGAGACTGAAACCGTGCGCGGTTGGTTCCGTAGGAAATGACCGACACCCCGGCGTTTTGCCCCAGTTGCGGGTTTAACATCCGGGCGGATCGACCAGTTGAGCGCGGGCCTTGGCTAATCACACCCCAAGAGGTTCGGTTTTACGGCGTCAAGACTGCGCTGGCCCTTGGCGAATGCAACCTCCTGCACAGTCTTGCCACGGCTTACCCTTGCGCCGTCAGTGCCGAGGCGTTGGCTAACCGCGCCAGTGAAGTCGGTTCGATCGGGGCCATGAAGGTCCGCCTTACCCGGATTCGCGCCAAGCTGGGCGACCATCACCGCGTCATCGAAACCGTGGTGGGCCAAGGCTATCGCTGGTGCGGCCCCTAACCTAGAGGTGACTTATTCCGACAGCGCCACTCAGTGAAGAGAAAATGCGGGAGGCGGTGGAAGCCGTTTCCCTTCATGGATCACAGAATGCGGCGGCAACTGCGCTTAACTTGTCCCGGTCAACGTTCCGCCACAGGCTTAGAGAGGCCGCGCGGCACGGCATAGCGCCGGGGCATTTTGAGAACGGCACGGCCCCCGGTTATCTAATGGGCAAAGTTACCGTTCAGCGCGGCCCTGGCGGCATTGTGGAACGGACATGGGAACGGCAGTCCCCCGGCCAGCAGGAAGCCTTTGACGCGCTAGAGGCCGCGATTGAGGCAATCACCCAAGACATCAAGGGCGCGCTACCCGCCACCGCCGCGCCTAGCAATTATGATGCAGACCTGTTGACCCTGATCCCGATGGGCGACCCGCACTTCGGCTTGCTTACTTGGTCAAAGGAAGTGGGCGAGGACTTCGATCTAAAGATAGCGGAGGAATTGACCTTCGCGGCGGTGGACCGGCTTTGCGCGCTTACCCCGTCCAGCGAAACGGCGATGCTGCTGAACCTTGGCGACTTCTACCACGCGGATAACAGCAACAACCGGACGCCGCATTCTGGCAACCAGCTGGACGTTGACGGGCGCTTTCAGCTTATCGCGCAAGTCGGGCTTAGGGCGATGATCCGCTGCATCCGGCGGCTACTGGAAAAGCATAACAAGGTGATTGTCCGGAACAACCGGGGCAACCACGACCCCCACCAAGCCTTCATGCTTTCGTTAGCATTGGACGCCATGTTTTCTAACGAGCCGCGCGTTGAAATAGAAATGACGCCCGCCAGCTTCTACTACTACCGCTTCGGCAAAACCCTGATCGGCTCCACGCATGGGGACGGGGCCAAGCTGGCCGACCTTCCGCTTATTATGGCGTCAGACGTTCCCGGTGATTGGGCGGCGGCGACTTGGCGGGTTTGGCATTGCGGCCACTTCCATCACGACCAGTTAAAAGATCATCCCGGCTGCACGGTCGAAACGCACCGGACGCTGGCCGCCAATGACGCTTGGCACCGCCACGCTGGCTACCGCTCAGGCCGCGACATGAAGGCCCTAATTTATCACCGCGAACATGGCGAAATTAGCCGCATTCGTTGCGGGCTTTCGATGCTGAAGGAGGCCGTATGACGTTGCCTTATATGTGGCTCGGCAAGGAAGCGGAATCCGCCGAAGTCCTGCTTGCCTATTACCCGCCCGAACCGCTTGTAGTGGTGGATGATAGCGAAGGGATCGACGAATGACGCCCTTTAGCTTCCCGCTGGACCGCCCGGACGTTCACCTGAGCGACCTTCCTGAAGGTATATCCGTTAGCGCGGAAGCTGCCGCCAGAGTGCTTACACAAGCCGCCAAGCGTATCCGTAGCGGGGAATCCGTTAGGGACGTATGCGAAGGGCTGGTTGACGTTGTGATTGCCCTGTCAGGGCGGATTTAGCTGCGGGCTTCCACCGCACCCCCCGGCGTAGCCAACCACCGGCTCCGGGTTAGTCGTCTTCCCGACGCGGGGGCGGGCCATAGGTGGTTTTCCTCCTCGCCATCGCCCCATTCCTTACCATAAACCACAGGAAAAGCAAGCATGGACAGACGCGCCTTTTTCGATCTTGTCCGCAAGGGCATTCTCGGCCCTACGCTGGACGGTGACGAGGTTTCCGGCTGCGAAGCCATCCTAGACGCAATGGATGGTGCGCCGATTAGCTGGTGTGCCTATGCCCTAGCGACTGCCTACCACGAAACAGCGCACACCATGCAGCCGATCAAGGAATACGGCGGCGACCGCTACTTTTTCCGAATGTATGACCCCAAGGGCGAACGGCCCGCACTGGCTAGCGGGATGGGGAATATCTATCCCGGCGACGGGGTGAAGTTTTGCGGGCGCGGGTATGTGCAGCTTACCTGGCGCAACAACTACAAGCGGGCCGGTGAAAAGCTTGGCTACCCGCTAGAAGGCAATCCGGACCTTGCAATGCGTCCCGACATTGCCGCGCAGATCATGCGGCGCGGGATGGACGAGGGCTGGTTCACCGGCAAGGCGTTCGACCACTTCTTGCCCAAGCAAGGCGCGGCAACCCGCGATCAGTTTGTGGAGGCCCGCCGCATCATCAACGGCAAGGACAAGGCAACCGCGATTGCCGACTATGCCGTGACCTTCCAGCGCGCATTGCAGGGGGCGGGCTGGTGAACGTAATCGAATTTCCCAAGCCCTCGCTGCACGACATTCCGCAAATGCTCCGCAACATTGCGGACGACATTGAAGCGGGGAACTTCGGCGCTCCCGTTTCCGGCGTCATGGTGCCGGAAAGCGATGAAAGCCTGTTTAACTTCGGTTGGGGTGATGCGGAAGGCTTCAAGGCAATCGGCCTGTTTCATGCGGGCGCTCAAATGCTGATGGGGGGCGAATGAAACTGCCGCCGATTACCACACCTGACGGACGCAGGGCTTGGGCGCTGATTGCCCTATGGGGCGCTGCCGCCGTCTTTACGCTGTTTGCAGCCGTGGGCGTCTATCTCACCCGCAACCATCCCGATTACGCTTTCTACCTTGCCCTTGCCGCACACGCTCAAGTGTTGGCGACTATCTCTGCAATCGGTGCGCTGCTTGTAAAGCGCACGATCAAGGCGGGCAGGGATGGGGTTGAGATTAGCGATCAGGGGGATGCGGTCGGCTGACTTATGAATAATTCCGATTAGTGGTCGGTTAGGAACGGCAGGGGACACGGG